GCATCAGTGGCTATGGAGTTCATACGCACTGCCTGTTCCTTGGCTTCAACAAAAATCTGTATGTTGTCAGTGACCATCATGGCACTGGTATCTATGTCAAGAGTTATGCTGGTGATTTTATCTACACCGTATAATGCTCCTGGAAAACTGTCATCATAATTTTCTGAATAGGTAATTTCCGCAGCCAAACTATCATCAGCAAAATTATACATGATGATGTTGCGTGAACTGTTGGTGATCAATAGTAGATCTTTGAGTTTGTAAAAGCCAGGTACTTTGACGTAACCACGATTGCTGATCTTAGTTGGCAATCTTGATATTCCAAATTCAATCACATCCAAGACAATGTTGCTGAGTTCTTTTAACCTAGTCTGTGATGGTTGCTCTGCTGTGTAGGACAGATCACGAACTTGACTAACTAAGATCTGTCTAGGGGTAAATGCTACATTTGTCCAAATAAAGTTGTCTATGAGATCCCTAATAAAGGTATGTGCATATATTTCAGGCTGGCGATCTCCATCTACCTGTGCAACCCCGTTTTCCCAATATTTTTCTGCGTTGAAATAAGTCTGTCTGTTACCGCCTTTCTTCAAGTCGCTGAGATAACCTTCTAAAATGTAACTAACATCTCGTCTGCATTTTTCTGCATTGTATGTATAATTCGCATAAGGTGAAATATTGTTATCAACATTGTATTGTATGTAAGCAATAGTTTCTTCTTGTACGAATCGCTTGTTGGCTTCAAGTAGATAAACAGCATTGGGTAGTAGGCCGCCGCCTTGACTATCAGGTGCCACTGGAGCAGGTAATGTGCTGAGACCCGTGTCAATAACGTCAATGATGATGTTGGCCAAGGCAAGGAATTCAGAATATGCACTGGCTTCTGCAGCGGGCAGTAGAATCTGAGTCTCGCCTACAAGATTTAACACAGATGAATCAATTTCGTTGGTTAGGATTAGATCACTAATTTGTGTCCTGATTTCAGTTTGTACATCAACTTCGACTGCTCCTGATACTACCTGCAAGACGCCATTGATATAGTATCGTGAAGCGTTGGCATAGGTTAAAGAATTTCCGCCATAGGTAAGATCGTAGATATATCCATCTAATACATATTCTATGTCTCTTTTACATTTCAATTCTCTTGTGGCATCGTAAACATAACCATACCAAAAACTGCCGGAATTAGCAACGTTGGCAGCTATTTGATTTTTGATATATTGATTAGCTTCTTCTATTACAAAATTCTTGTTGGCAGTGATCAACGCCACTGCGTTTGGATACTGGCCGTAGGCCGGGGGCACCACTCCAGGAAAAAATTTATAATTGCTTAACTGTTTCTTTGCCATTTATTTTTGTCCTTGTTTCAACCCAGTGCCACTGAAAAAGCAATCGCTCTGGAATCTGTGTAACGTTTGTTGGTAGCATGTGTTGGTAATTGTGGAGTCTGGTTAATCACAACATTAGCACTGGCTGTAATATCATTGGTTACTGCTAGACTAGTTAGTGTGCCTACACTGGTAAGACTGGAGGACGTCACTGATGAATTTATAGCGGCGCCAGTTAATGTTCCGGCTGCTGCTGTTACCGTGACATTTGTGCTGCCATTGAAACTCACACCATTTATCGATCTTGCTGTTTGTAGCGTTGTTGCAGTTGTGGCATTTCCAACAACTGCACCGGTATGTGTACCTTGAGTATTGCCAGTAACTGACCCAATAACTGAGCCAGAAACTGTGATATCGTTGAAACTAGGAGATACAACTGGTTGTACTTCCCATGTTATTCCGTTCCACTTCCATGTGTCGGCTCCCACAGCCAGGGTGTCATTTACTGCTGGACTGCTTGGAAAATTGATGGCCATATGTTATCCTGTTATTCGTATTTATCGGTTATATCGAAGCAAAGTTCTTAATTGAGATACTTCCTACCATAGGACCATGAGAAGCACACTGATATCTGTAACCGCCACTAATACTATCCGGAATCTTCCAATACAAGGTACCAGACGACTTGCCCTGTGCGCTTGCTCCTGTACTAACTGTACCAGTAGAGTCTACATGTACCAACCCAGTGTTATAATTTACACCAGCGCCGTCTTGTATCAAGAAAGGGTGACCGGCGGCTCCTGCTAAATTAAATGCTATGGTGGTAGCATTAATAGCGTATATTGTAGGATCATCTGTGGTACCGTATTGGTCAAATCTATATGCCGCTGATCCGTTGGCAGTGACATTTAATCTCGTGATTGCCGGTAGATAGAACTGGTCCACGGTGAGACCTGCGGTGTAAACTTCAGTTACACTTGATAGTGCAGTAGCGCCACCGCCCCCCGAATATTGTGGTATATTTAAAGTACCGCTAGAAAAAGTGGCTGCACCACTTGATCCAGTAGTGGTCAATGTGATAGGTTCTTGATAATCAGTGCCGGCTACTGCGGCTGAACGGGTTGTTCCTGAAGATTTTACAATGCCAGTAACACTCTGCGCTGACTGATAGTCAGTTCCAGCCGTTGCAGCTGATACAGCAGTGCCGTTGCCTTTTAATAGGCCAGTAATACTGGTTGTGATCGTGATTGCTGGAGTCGAACTAGCAGTGGCCACTGTGCCGGTAAATCCGTTTGCACTAGCAACACTTACAGTAGTAACTGTGCCAGCGCCAGCGCCGCCAGCTGTGGCATCTGCATCATTGATCCAGATTGAACCGTTGTATTTCAGAACTTGTCCAAGACTTGGAGTAGTAATAGTTACATCGGTTAGACTATCTAAATTAGATGCAGTGGAAATTGTAACTGTGCCGCCAAGACTGACACTAGTACCATTTATTGTGATACTGCTGTTGGTTAATGCTGCATTGCCAATATTAGATATGGTGTTTGATGCACCGCTTATGGTCTTGTTGGTTAACGTCTGGGCACCTGTTAATGTACTGACCACAGTGGTATCAACGGCTAGCGTAAGAGCTGATCCTGCTGATCCAGCTGCGCCGCCTGTGATACCTGAGCCATTTTGTACGCTGGCAACATAGTTGCCTGAGGTACCTGTTCCTAGAGTAATTGCGCCAACTGTTGCAGAAATAGTGTTGCTTACATCATTGTAACTAAAACTAATACCAGTATGTGTGCCAGTTGCAAATAACGAAGCAGCCCCGTCTTGAGCATCTTCTAAGCTGATGCCGCCGCCACCGCCACCAACCACAGCATTTATGGTATACACTCCATCAGTGTTTGATACAGTTACGTTGGTACCAGCTAGGAGACCAGTAACTCCAACGTCCGATAATAGTGCCAATGGCAACCAATTAGAAGCATGTGCTACATATAGTCTACCTGTGGCGTGTACGTGTGCCACCATGCCGTGCCAAGTGGCCGCGGGTGCTTCGCTGTTGAGATCAGTAAGGGTGTCCCAGTGAAATCTCACGTAGTTTTTTTGAGCACTTACATTAATGCTGCCAGTGACGCTGAGTGTGCTACCAGCCCATCCAACAGCAGATAAGTCATCCACAGTTGTTCCGGCACTGGGATAGTAGGCAAGTTTGCCTGCTGCCCCGGAATTTACTGTGCCGCTACCACTGCCGCCGCTACCACTGCCGCCTCCAACGCTGGGAGTCATAGGCTGAACCCACTGCAGGCTAGTGCCATCATTATAGTAGATATACAGTTTACCCGTGCTGGTGTTAAACCAAAGGGTTCCGGCAGCAGCTGTCGGGGGAGTATCTCCCAACACAGCACCAATTCCTGCTCCGATAAATTGAGTGGCAGTAACAGTACCTGTACCAAAATTCACGTTTTTATTAAGGGCTGCCGCTGAAATATTAGAAAGATCGTCTTTGAGAAGGTTGATCCCGCCGACTTCTCCATTATACAACCGTAGGGTACCGATATCATCGTCGATGAAAATTTCACCGCGATTTCCGGACCTTCTGTCAAGAAAATCCGCTTCCCTAGGTATGATTCTTACTGCGTCAAGTACTGGTATCTTTGCCATATTATTATTTATTCAAATTAGTAATAACGATCTTTAGCCAAATAATCTATGTATGTTGCGATGCCCGCATGCACGTTGGTAAAACTTTTGACATCTACCCCAGATTTTGTTAACAATTTCGTATCAGCTGATGTATTTATTTGATACTGTTTTTTAAGATCATCGGGCATATCCACAAATCTTTTTTTGCCTTTGTTTGTGTTGAATATTACAAGATCTGCTATGGTTTCAAAATCTATGCTAGATCCGCTGCCGAGATCATAAATTCCAGGTTGATAATTTTCAAACATAAAATAATGTATAGTTTTTGCTATATCTTCGACCCATACAAAATCTCTAAAATAATTCTTGCTATTTTCGAATATCGTTATTTCTTCAGTGTCTTTGATTTGATTGAACCAATGTAAAACTGTAGAAGCCATTCTTCCTTTGTGATACTCGTTGGGTCCATATACATTAAACAACCGAAGGACAACTCCTTCCACTTCATTTTCACTGAGCAGTTTGCTGAATGCGTATTGATTCATCGGACCGGAGCCGTTGCCATATACAGATGCGCTAGAAGTAAAAATAAAAGGTATTTTGCGTTGTTTACAAAATGCATTCCATTTCCTTGTAGATTTAACATTTGTTGCATAAATTGAACTCCAATTTTTTTCTAGGGTATTGGCGTTGGCACCGATGTGTATAACTCCGGTGATATCTTCATCGATTGAATCAATATCATCTATAGAAACAAGTTTTTTGTACTGTTTACCTATGAGATTTTTATATTGATTTTGATAAGGCAGATCGTCAACTATAATAATATCATTGACTTTTTGAGAATTTAAGTATCCTAACACCACACTGCCGATAAATCCCCCGGCCCCAGTTAGTATAATCATTTGATTTGTTCTAGCCTAGGAGCATAAACTCCAACGTGTTGTACTGTGATCGACGATGCTTTGTTTGCAAACTTAACAGCATCGGCCATGTGTCCGGTTTTCAAAAACTCATATACCAATGCTGCTAAAAATGTATCTCCAGCACCGCACACATCAGTTACATCGCCTACAATTTCAGCGGCATATACCCAACCATCCCATACTGCGCCGTCCCCGCCGTGTGTGACAATTAGATGCTTTGGGTCAGGTAAACTTGTTGCACGACTTTTTTCTAATGCATTGATCTTGATATAACATCCTGAGAGTCTTGCCAAGTCCGTTTTCTTTGTATCTACAAAGATAGGTACGTTGACTGCTTTAACTAGCTCTTCAATAAGTTCGTAGGTCACTGTGCCTTTGTTGTAGTCACTGATCACAATGGCATCGTACACTGGTGGTATTGCAGTTTCAAATGTGATGGGTTCGCTGGCAACATCTCGATCCATGCGTAATAATTGTTGCTTGGTACGTGCATCAATTAGCCTATTCTTTTCGCTGGATTTTCCATGTAGGAAGTTGACTGTGCATCCCAATGTTTCTAGATTCTTACACACGTTGCCTGCCATGCCATCCTTGTGAATGGTATAGTGCGGTTCAAAGACAGGAACGGGTGCTTCGGGACTGATGCGATTTACATAACCGTAAGTGTAAATGTCGTGACAGTCGTCACCTATTAGTAATATCCTGAATTGTTTTAGTTGTTGAATAGTCGCTGACTCTGTCATAAAAAAATACCTTTGGTACGTGTTCTTCGCCTACTATGCGCTGGCCGCGATAATCACTGCCTTTGACCATCACACTTGGTTTATACAGTTTGATTAATGCTATCAGTTCTTCTTCGCTGTCAAAAAATTCTACAATATCAACAGCTTTTAAATTTTGTAACATCACTTTGCGATCAATCTGGTCATTGATCGGACGGCTTTGGCCTTTTAATTCTCGAACTCTTCTATCTGTATCAATGCATACAACAAGATAATCTCCCAGACCACGGGCTGTGTTCAACATAGCAACATGCCCAGGATGCAAAATATCAAATGTGCCGTTAACTATTATTGTAGCCATGTCAGTGATCCAGTGAATACCATCCGGTTATAATGTATTTGTAACCCTTATATATGGGATTCCCCCTGTGAGGGTGAGTAAAATAGGCTGGCCAAATAATCAACTTGCCAGTTTCTGGTTTAATCTTAATACCTTGATACAGAAATTCTGTTTCGCCACCCTCTTCAATATCATTGAGATACAAGGTATAGGCTAGGATTCTATTGGCTGATGATTGATCTGCATTTTCACAATGCCACGCATGGTAGCCTTGGCGCGGGCCGGTTCTCTGTACGCTCATGCCCTTGGGGGTGTGTTGAAAACAAAATCCAAGACTCTGATATTTTTCAAAATACTGTTCTATATAATACTTGTTTAGAGTTTTATAAAAGAAAGAACACAGGTCAGGATCTACGCTGAAATTTTGTTGACTGTGAAATGCCCAATCAAAAAATATTCGATCGTCCTGATTTTTCATCATGCTGTTTTGTGTGAGATGTTGACCCATTTTGACCATATCTTCAAATCTTTGTATGATAGTTTCACAGTAGTCTTTGGGAAATGCGTCTGGATACACTTCAATAAAATTCATCGTTGACTATCTCCGGGAAATATTCTAAAATTATCTTCTACTGAATCGGGAGTGCTCACTTCAACTATAATTGAATTGTCTTCCAACGCTTCAAGTTGATGCGGTAACCCTGGAGGATTATGCCAATTATCGCCTATGTTTAAGATTTTTTCCTGCATCGTGGCAGTCTTTGTGTCTATATATCTTAACAAGAAGCTACCCTGATTGACGTTCCAGCTTTCATCTTTGACAAGATGGTAATGCATACTGAACTTGTCGCCAGCCTTGGCAAACACCAGATATTTTCCACAGTATTGGTCAGTGGACGAAAATATTATTTCATGTCCCCAACCTTTTTCTATTTTACCAAATAATTTCATTTTTGAAAGTAATTTAAATTAATAATAATTCTTCTTTTTGCATCTGTTGCACTTTTCATTTTATGAGAAATAGCAGTATCGAAAATTAGTATTCTATTTTCAACAGAATCAATCTCAATTATTTCTTTTTCAACATCTATCATCGTTTTAGCATTACAAGTTGTTATATATAATATGGCTGTTTTAGAATCTCCATCGGGGTAATCAACATGCCAAGAAGATTCGTATCGATCTTCTTTACTTATAGTCATATTTGCTCTAGCTTGTAGTAATGAAAAAACTTTTAATTTATATAATAATAATGGTTCTAGTAAATTAAAAAACGGACTACAAACACGGTTGTTTATAAAGAAGTTATGTGTAAAATAACACATACCGTGCTCATCTTTTGATGTCATATTGTCTCTATAAAACCAATTTATGTCATCTGATGTTAGTGTATTTTTTATTGTATCAAAATATTCTTTATCTAAAAAATTATCTATTACTTCGTACTCTGATTTTTTAGTCATAATAAAAATTCTCCTGCATTAGCCGTAGATGCCGGCTGCATCATGATCTTTTACCGACACGTCCATGTTCCACGAAATGATTGTTTTAGTTTCTGCTGAGGTATTAATCGGAGCTCGGTGAATTACCCAGCTAGGAAATGTAATAATGTCACCTTCATGTACATCAAATATGTGTATATCTTTGGTCACTGGATCTATCCATTCTGTTTGAGTGCCGCCTTCAGGCAAATGCACATAATATACGTTGGTAAAGTTATTGCTATGGGTATGCCAGGCATGCTTGCCTCCAGTGGCATACTGCTGAAACCAAATCTCAGTGATGCCGAAAGTTTGATAGCCCATGGTATTACACCATTCGTTGAGATGAACAGCAAGAGGATAATTTATAATTTTTAGCCACTCTCGTTCGCCATCACATCGAGATGTACTCCAATCACATCTAATGATATCGCTGTTAAATGCCAGCATGTGTTCTACCTGATCTTGTCTTGAAATGGCATCTAGTACTTGTTGCTTTAGTTGAACATGTTCCTTAAATGGTTTAATGCTTATAGGAAACGGTATAACAGTAGACGACATCAGTACAAGCTACCTTGTCTTTTTATTACTATGTTTGATGCAAACACAACTCTTGATTCATTTGTTTGATTATAATATACATAATGTTCAAGACAGGATGGGAATATTATCAATATTCCTTCTTCCATTGGTGGTTTATATATGTTTTGATAGTGATCTTGCGGATCTAATTCTAGATATTTTAAATGATTTGATAAATTAGGAGTCCTGAATACCAACTGACCTGAATTTTCATTAGGTTGTTTTAGTATGACCACACACGAAAATGCCGGTACATTTGTTGTTATGTGATTGTGTAACTGTTGATGATCATATTGATTATGCACATTATACCATGTATCTATTTCAACTTTATAGGAAAATTGAAACATAAACGAGTCTATATAAGATTGAATATAGGGCGCAGGTAGTAATGTATCATTCCATTTTTTAAAAAAGTCAGCATCGCTCCAGCGTTGAGATGCATTTTTAGAAATCCTACTTTCTTCGCCCTTGAATTCATCTTCTTTGCCATTTAATATCAATGGAAGATAATGATCCTGTAGAATTTTTAAATCTCCGAGATTCAATCGAGAAATGCTTACTGGATATCCTTCGAGTTGTATTTTCATTAGATATTATCTTTGGTATATATGCCAGTTTCAAACCCAGTTGTAAGATCTACAGTGGTACCAGTGTTAAAGAAGTCAATTACTTTATTTGCTAAAATTTTATGATTAACTTCTGAAAAGTGGTTATACCGAAAATCGCCGCCAACTCTATTATAATATGTGTTACATGTTTCGCTACTGTCAAACTCTAAGTTTGAGGTTTCAAACATATTTCCTTGTACTCCTGCAACGTTGTGAAACCCTGGCAGGATCAAACATCGAATGTCGTGTTGTGCATATAGCTTAGTTCTAAAAGTTATTGCATCAAAAATTGCATCATAGTGTATAAAAAGCCGGTGATCGGAATGCAGATACTGTTTATACATTTCTAATGCCTTGGCTTGTTCTTTTGTAACATGAACTCCTGGCACCCATTTTGCATTTAGGAAGTTTGCCATCTCTGGTTTATCTTCAAAAATCCATTCTCTGTAATAAGAAGTAAGCTGTACTATAACATAGTCCCCACTTTTAAACGACGATTCACGATCTCTTAGGGTATGGAAAATGTATTCATTGGAACACCCGAGCACACAGTCATTTATATGATTATCATCCCCGATTATACTTTCACTAACAATCCTAGTCCAATTCTTTTCTAAAGGCATGAATGTTATCAGGCCTGTAGGCCCAATAACTTCATTCTTGTGTGCATCGGGTACACTAAAACTATCGCCGAAAATATATAACATTAGTTAGTTGCTCCGGTTTCTAATAAAATGTTGAAAGACAAACTAATACGATCTTCATTGGTTGTATTTTCATTAACACTGTGATCTAAATAGCCTGGCCACATACTTAATCTACCTTGTTCTGGGGCGAATGCGTTTTCATGAGCATATGAACTTCCAATTGGATTGCATTTTAATGATTTAAGAGCATTTCTAAAAACGATATCACCGTCTTGTCCATTTGTTTTAAACCAATATACTCCACTGACGTGGCTAGTACCGTGATCGTGAACATGAGCATACTGACCTGGTTTGGTTAGTGTTAGCCATGAAGTTTCGATGGCTGCTTTGTAACACGGTTTAACATTCATCATTCTCATATAATTGAAACAATGGTGCATTATACACGAGGTGATCACTCTCATTGTTTCGTCTTTTAAAATAGACTGGCTAAAATCGCCTTGATTAGATAGGTAATGAGTGCTGGAATTCCAATATGGATTTGGCCCCCAACGATCTTCTAGATGCAGTTTATCAACCACAGTCTGCATCTCGGCCTGTATTTCGGTATATTCTTTACCTTCTGTTTTGTATGTGTATAGGGGAGAAGGAAACAAGGAGTAAATTCGGCCTTCGGTTTGATTATTCATGTTTTCTCCATCTTTAAATAAACATCATCTGATTGATTCTGTAGGCATCGCCAACAAACCAATCAGGTTGCATCACTGCTGTGTGAACATCAGTTTGTCTATATAATGTCAATCTATTAAAAGCCATTTCTGCATATCCCAGTTCTTGTCCGGTTTCAGAATAAAACGCTGTGCCGCCGTGAGATTCGTCATTGTAGTTTAAATATACAGATGCTGCAAATCTACCCGGATCTGCACTATCTCTATGGGGAGTTGGCTGGTCTTGTCCTTGCATTACATTTACCATGAATGTTATAAACTTGAATGTTTCACGTATGTCTTTATCGATCTTGCGTGGTCCGTCATTGAAATTTTCACTGATTAGTTTAACAAAAGTATCGGCTAAACTTGTTAGATCAATCCCAAGACTAATTGACAGGCCGGGATATGTATTTCTAATCATGCTCTTAGATGCAGGAATAGAAAGAGCTAATTCTCTAACTTTGTCAGGGCTAAGATAAAAGTTATCAACAATGACACATTTGGTATCACCTAACTGATGTACATGTACTTCAAAATTAGGATTAACTGCAAATATGTCTTGTTCATTTATTTTTTTAATCATGCTCTATCATTATGTTCAATCTCTACCATCATTTTAACAGCTGGAAAATAAATGTAATTAATTCCTGAGTTATAAAGGGTGCGCATGGCATCGTCAATGGTTTCAACCAATGGCTCGCCGCCTAGGTTAAAGCTGGTATTAAACAATGCAGGAACACCTGTTTGATTTTTAAATTCTTTAATCAGATTATACCAATGAAAGTTTTGTTCTTCAGTCACTGTTTGAATTCTACAGGTACCATCAACGTGTATAACTGCTGGAATCTTTTCTTTCACACCTGGCTGACAATTTACAGCATACATCATAGACGGAGAATCTTCCATGCCACGCAGATCAAACCAATCATGCACATCATCTTGTAATACTGATGCAGCAAATGGTCTAAAATATTCTCGTTTTTTAATCAAATTAACAAAATCTTTACCGTCGGCAAATGTTGGATCAAACATCAGTGATCTGTTGCCTAGTGCTCTAGGACCGTTTTCGCAGCGTTCTTGGAATAGTGCTACGATGTTTTTAGATCTAATAGTCTTAATAACATCTTTGTAATCAACATTTATTGTTACACTACCACCATACTTGGCCGCAGTTTCTATTACTGCATCTTCAGTGATATGTTGTATCGGACCTAAAAATAAATTTTCATCTTTTGATCTTACTTTTGTATCTTGAGATGTTTTATAGTAATGATAAAATGCTGCACCCATAGCTGTACCTGCATCGTTTGATACTGGCTCAACATATATCTTTACACCTTCCGGTAAGTGCTGTAAGTAGAAATAATTAGCAACACAATTCAACCCGTACCCTCCGCTGATAACAATATTTTTATTACCTGTACGTTTAATTGATTTTAAAATCAAGTCAAGTACTAGTTGCTGAGATTCAGTTTGGACATTGTAGGCCATGTTTCTTCTAGAAGCCAATTGTGTTAGATCTTCTGCATCAGCTTCACTCATTTGTTGCTCGTACCGCTGCATTTGTCGTCGATCGTTGGGGTCAGTTACTGATCTATGAATAATTTTTGGATCGTGTATTCTGTCATCTAGCTCAGCATAGCCTTCTTCATTGACCAGTGCGCCATTAGGATATGTATTAGCAAATAGATCTTTATTACCGCCAAAATTACCATAAATCTTAGGTGCTTTGTTCGGTTCTCCATACGGAAACAGACCCATAGTTTTACCCGCTTCTATCGAGTCGAATCCACAAAATCTAGTTACTGCTTCATATGCTTTAACAATACCTGTTTTATCATTAATTATAACTTCTGTACCGTTCCCATCACTATTGTAGTGTTCAGTCCTCCAAGGTCCGTTGCCTCCAAAATGCTTGTACACTTCCTCAAAGTTTGCAGGGTATGAACAATCATATATACTTTCAACTTCAAACATGGTTTGACCGTCTGGGCGTTCAATAAATGTACCTGCACCATCTACAATGATAGCACTTGCTTTATCAAACCCAGATCTATAAAATGCCAACGCGGCGTGACTTCTATGGTGTTGATCGTGATATTTAAATACTTGGGTATTAATATCGTCGATTAATCTCAACTTCCTAGCAAGTGCAGAATACACATCTTGCCTTACATAATCGTTTATTGGTTCGTCATGACCTTGTGTGTGTGATATTGCCAAATAATCAATCTTATCAGTATAGTCAAGAATTTTAACCATACTCGCAAGCGGGCCGCCGTCATATTTGTAGCGAGATAGTCTTTCTTCTTCAATAGAAAATACAATTTTTCCATCTTTTAAAAGACAAACTCCTGCATTATGCCCTCGAGCAATACCTGCAATATATCCTGTTTTTTGCATTATTTTTTCCTTGTGACATTTATTTCAAGCACAGCTGGGTGCAGAACACCCAGCAGCTTGTTTAGGTTCAACATATGCCTTGGCAGTTTTACCTAATGTAGTTTTAATTTTTTTGACGATTGTCTTGATAGTTTCGTCACTAAGCACCATTAGATTTTCATTGTGTCTATCAATCCTAATGTCTACCGCAACTCTTATTGGAGAATACCGTCTTTCGTCTTTGCCGTTATCAATTATAGTAAGTGTGCTGCTGCCAGGATACGAAATATTTTCAGGGAATGTACCGCCTATAACCACTGTGCCTGGTTTCTTTAGAGCATGTGCAACATGCTGTCCCACTGAGTCGCAGCCCAAGAAATAATCAGCAGCATTAATAATTGCAGTCCATTGTAATAAACTAACACTCTCTGGTACCATTACTCCTAGTGCTCTGTTTCCAGGAATTTTTAACTCGCTCATCATTATAACAGCATAATCTTTATTCAGTTCTTCAAGTATTTTTACAATATCATCGACTTCAAATGATCTACCACTTTCGTCAATGATAGTATTGCCCTGTAATCCAGCTGTTTTTCCAAATGGTTGGAAGATTACTACTTGTTGCTTTTTAAAATGATTTCTAGCTTCGTTGACCAGTTCGTTGGCTTGTGCAATATCCTTTTTGCCAATAAAGATATTGTATTCTTTGGTTTCTGGGATGATTTCGGGCGGAACATCGTAGTTGATCAACATGTCAAACGCCTGCACAAGATTGCATCTTTGAGTAAAGTATGCGTTTAGTTTATACGGTTCGGGAGTTATGATTTCTCTATCTTTTAATTTTTCAAAAAGATCTGGGTTGGTAGCATGATGCACATTATTTGCTAATATTTTGCTGGTTAAATATAGATCTATCCAACCTTCAACAACAATGACTGCTGTTGGATCAGTGTGCTTGACATAGTGCTCTAGTGCGGGAATGGCACATAGTACTCGACCTGCGCCGCCATTTATAAAAAATGCTTTTTTCATTGATATCGTAACCTTTGCTATCTAGTACGATATTTATTTTGAGGGCTAGGCCTCTAAGAATAATGTGAGCGAGCGTTGAGTATTGTGCTGTTGCCAGCACAATACTACTCGAAATTAATTAACGCCTGGGGGTAGATTTTGTAAAGCATCAGCATCGGAGGCATCTCTGTCTGCGATTCTAATAACCTGAACGTGCTCATGTTCAAACTCCATGTTAGGACCGTCTTCAGGACTCCGAGGAAATCTCACAAGATAGTTAGGTACATCTGCCCAATCTGCAGGAAGGTCTCTAAGTTTTTGTCTATAATCCAGCCATTGTTGTTTCAGAGCTTCTGGCATGTCTGGAGCAATTTTGCCATCACTCGCAGCTAGCCTTGTATCTCTCATCTTTCTAAGCCGCTCATCACTAAACTCTCTTTTGTTCTCAAAGAATTTAAGCGGTGCTGTGTAATCGTCAGTTACAGATTGTTTATCATAAACAATTCTAATATCAGAAGGATCTACAACTGTGGCATTTGGTTGATCAACTGGACCAACAGAAACTTCGTAAATCTTTGGTGCTTCTAATCCGCCGTAGATCAATCCAATTTTGCAGCAGTTTATGTCGGTATCTGCTTTTAATATTTCTCTTTTGAGATCCAATGGTAGGGGACGATCTGGCTCGTCTTCTGGTGCAAACGCCTGCGTCAAATAGCCAGTTTCTTTATCGAGCCACATGACTATTTCGTCCGGGCCTTCGTATAACTGTGTACTGGTTTTACCCAACGTATTTTCCAACGAAAATAAGTGATCTGGTATGCTGTATGTCAGCATTTTGGTTATGTGTGCCATTTATTTCTCCTTAACTATATGTTATTCTAACAAGACCACCAGAACCAAAACTGCCCCAACAGGCACTCGATGAGTCGATTGCGTGGCCTGAGCCGCCACCGCCTGGGAAAGCTGCGTGTGCTGAACAGCAGGCCAAATTGCCCACGCAGCGATGTTTGCCGCCAATTCCGTGAGGTGCAGACCACGGGCCGCTTGGACCACCTGCTACTGCGAACGCATCGGCACAACAGTTGTATTGGTGATTATATGATCCAGTTGTGCCTCTAAAACACATATCGGACCCGTATACTGGGCTATTACAAGCATGATTGACCCAACCAGCATTGTAGTTGCCTAGATCGCATTGAGTATTTCCAATGTGGCAGTTGTAACAGTTTGAGATCATGTCCCATGAAGTCGACCCACCCATGCCGCCGATGGCACAGAAGTTGCTGAGACCAGTGCCGTTGACATAACTGGTGCATCCATGACGACAATTTTGGTTACATGAACAGCAGCAGCTACAGTCCGATGATCCAGCGGCACACACAGTGTATGTTGCGCCATCTGCAAATCCATTCACTGATTTTTGCAGTGTTCTTACGCCATAATTGCCGCCTTGGCCACCAACTCCGTGATCATGGTCACCACCTGATGAGCCACCTGGGCCGCCACCTGACAGTATTTCAAACTTTATAGATGTAGTACCATTGGGTACTACAAATGCACAACAACGACCGCCATTCTGTGGGCTCCAATTGTTGACATTCCAGACATAAATTTCATTAATTTCTGCAATTTTACATTGATGTTGGCTGTTGCCGTAAATTATTCCTGTACTCGATAAACACGTTGGCATTTATTTCTCCTTAACTATATGTTATTCTAACGAGGCCACCTGAGCCAAAACTGCCCCAGCAGGCACTTGATGAGTCAATTGCGTGGCCTGCGCCGCCGCCACCTGGGAAAGTTGCGTGTGCTGAACAGCAGGCCAAGTTACCCACGCAGCGATGTTTGCCGCCAACTCCGTGCTGTGTACTAATTGGTCCAGAAGGTGCTCCTGCAACAGAAAAGTTATCTGCACAACAGTCATATGAAGAATTGTATGATCCAGCTGTTCCTCTAAAACACATATCAGACCCGTATACTGGCGAGTCACAAGCATTATTGCCCCAACCGGCATTGAAGTTACCCACGTTACACTGAACATTACCAATGTGGCAGTTATAGCAGCTGGAGGTCATATCCCACATAGTAAAGCCACCCATGCCGCCGATGGCACAGAAATTGCTGAGACCAGTGCCATTAACAAAGCTGGTGCATCCATGACGACAATTTTGGTTACATGAACAGCAGCAGCTACAATCCGATGAGCCAGCAGCGCATACAGTATATGTTGCGCCATCTACAAATCCATTCACTGATTTTTGCAGTGATCTTACACCATAATTGCCGCCTTGGCCACCGATGCCGTGATCATAGTCACCACCTGACGAGCCACCTGGGCCGCCACCTGACAGTATTTCAAACTTGATTGAAGTAGTCCCTGTGGGTACTGTCCACGCACAACACTGGCCGCCATTCTGTGGTGACCAATTGTTGAGATTCCAGACATAAATTTCTCTTTGTTCTTCAATCCTGCACTTGTGCTGACCATTGGAAAAAATTATACCGCAATTTGATAACTGTACTGGCATTTTTAATTCTCTCTTTTCATATCTTCAATTTCTGCTTTTAGCGCCTTGACCGCTTCTATCAGCAAGGGAATCAGTTTTTCATACTTTACAGCAAGATATCCGTCTTCTCTTTCAACCACAGCTGATGGTACTATTTCTTTTACTTCTTGAGCAATAACTCCCACGTCCAGCATGGTGCGTTCTGGATACATTTCTTGCGCAATTTTATTCCAGTGATACTGATAGCCTGATATTTTTAACAATTTTTCTAGGCTATTTTCAATCTTTGAAAGATTTTCTTTTAGTTTAATATCCGAAGCTGCATATGCAACAACTTCTCCGCCTACATACAATGCACCACTTACGCCAACTCCGCCAGTTACTACCAGTGTTCCAGAGGTGTTGCTGTTGCTGGTCTGAGCGCCTAACAAATTCAACTTGCCAACGCTTGGCTGAAATGTCATTTTGGTAGTTGACACATTTAAGTCAGACACTGTGCCAGTGGCAAGGGCGAATAAAGGATAATGGGTGCTTGCTGATGATGTTTGATCAGTAACTGTAACAGATTTTGATGTCCAACTCAGGATCCCTGATGAATTGGTTGTGAGTACTTGGCCCGTTGAGCCGTCGGCAGCAGGCAGTGTCCAGGTTAAATCAGCCGCTATCGTTGCAGGTGCAGCAAACGCAACATAGTTCGAGCTGTCTAAGTCGCCGAATCTCAAAGCTTTCTGCGTATTTAATTGAAAGCTTGCAGTAGAAACCATCCGACCGGTTCCGCCCGGACTAAACGTAATATCTTGATTCGCCGCGGTGGACAATGCCGAGTCGGGCGAAATTTGGATAGCTCCTACCAGCGATGAACTACCTACAAGGCCGCCTGTGATTTTTCTTGACATAGTCTTATCCTTTTATTAAGCTGTTGCAGTTTCAATACCGTAGACCACAGCATTCACGCTTACAGCGCTTGAGCGGACCACTAATCTTTTATCTGCATCCATAACAATACCTGTGCGCTCCAACACACCCTTGGCCGATAATGAAGTATCAAATTCAATGTACTCCGAAACGTCCGGGGTTGCTGCCGTTGCCGCAGTGCAAATTGCCACTTGAATAGTGACTGCTGATGCGCTGCGATTGCATATGCTGAGTGTTACCACTGCAAATGTACTGTCTGGTACATCGTATACCGTGGTATTGGTCGCCGCTGATAGATTTGCTACTCCTAGTCTTCCTGTTGCCATAATGTATTCTCCATGTATATATTTATGTTAAAAAGTAATTGAACGCTATCGGTAATCCAATAACCCCGCCTCTGAACTCAAAGACTGCATTCATCTTGATTGGTCCTGTTGTCACAGTAGTTATCACGTTTGAGCTGATAAAAATACTACCTGCTGTCACGGAGTTCACGTTCAAGCTAGCACCACCGCCACCAATTTGGCCTGCGATATATGCTTTGATTGCTCGTTGTGTGGGCACAATATTATCTGAATCAGCGGTAAAGAACGGATCTGTTGAAAATTCCGTGATAGTAGCTGATCCTCCACCCAGTGTTACGTTGCCTAGGTTAAGTTCTTGCAGACCTGAAATATTAAACGCATCTGCA